CCTCCCGCAACTGAGTGAATGATGCACTGTTTGCGCCGTTCTGCGCCGTCTGCCTTACGACAACATCAGCGATGGCCAGGGCATTACCAATGATGGCCTCTGCCGTCTGCCGGTTCGCGCCCACTGCCGCCGCCAGTTGATCGGCGTTTTGGGTAATTGCCGTGGCGAGGTCAGCAACAGTTTTACTGGTTTCAACTGCGTTTTCGATGATGTCTTTAAATACCGCGGTGTCCTTCATCTGATCAAGAATCTCAGCAGAAATGGCGCTGACATCAACCGATGACTGCCCAATTACCCAGGCGGTCCACTCGCCGACATTGCCAATTCTGTCCACCAGCCGCGCACGGTACCATTGCCGCACGCCCGCCAGCATAGGTCCGTGCTGATAGCTTGCTGCCGGATAGGGCACCAGCGTCAGCAGTTCGGGATTTGCCTTATCGTCCGTGGTGGCGCGCTGTAGTTCGGTGTATGCAGTGTCACCGGCTCCTTCAGGAAACGCCCAGGTAATATCGATAGCCCAGACCACATCATTTGAAGCGAGGAGTGACTGCGGCGTGCCCGGTGTACCATTTTTTCCCGTCAGGTGGGTCGTATCGGCATAACCCCAGGGCGACGACGAATCCTGCGCATTCAGGGCACGCACATCATAATTGCCGGAATAAATGCCCTGAACGGAAAAGCCCTGGGCACTGGCAACCGGAACGTTAATCCAGTCGCCGTTGTCCTTGCGCCATTGCGCCTGGTACCGGACAGCACCAGCAACTTTGTCCCACGTACTGTTCAGGCTGGCGACCGTCAGCCCCTGATCGATAAAATCAGTCTGGCTGATGAGGATATTTTTCGGCGAGGGCAGCACATTAACCGGCGTTACCGTAATCGGTGCAGGCGTGATCCGCACACCGTCATCAATAAACCGGTATTTATTCGGGTCGTGCTGAACACCGGACACGTTAAATGTTCCGTCGTCGTTTGCGGCAACGGACGTCACACGAAATTGCTGAATAGCCAGCCTGTCGCTGTCAATTGCCCACACTGCGCCAGCAACGGGAGCCATCCGGTAATCGGTGCTGACCGTGACGGTCTTTTTATCGCTGCTGATCGCGCTGATGGTTCGCGTCTGCGTCGTGCCGTCGGGGAGATTCAGCGCCAGCCTGTCACCGGACGCATATTCAACAGCGCGATCCAGCGTAATGTTCCTGCCGTTTACCGCGCTGATTCGCCCTCCATTCTGCATTCCGGCGCGGAACGGGTCCGCAACACCAATAACGGATGCAGGCAGCGGAATATGTCCGTCAAGACCGACGTTAAACGAGATTGTGCCGTCTTTTGCGTTGGACAGTAAGACCCAGCGTCCCCTGCGGTGGGCCTCACTTTGCGAGGTGCATCCAATCGCTGTCAGTTGCGTCTGATTAATGTCGTAACGTGCCACCAGATCGCTGTCGTAAACGCCCTCGATAGTGTCGCTGTAATGGTTCTGCGGATCAGACCATGACACCAGGCAGGAACTGTAGCGGTTTTTATAGGAGCCACCCGCGTAGTTAAACAGCCCATCCACCACATTTGAGGCGGTATAAACAAAATCCAGATCTGCCACCGGAACATCAGCGTTTACGTAAATCTGTTCATTACCCCAGAACGTAATGCCCCGGAATATTGCGGCCAGATCTTTCAGAACGGTGTATGCATCCTGCTGGCTCTGGATGTAAACGTTGCAGGTAAAACGCGGTTCAGTACCGCCCGCACCGTCAGAGACCCTTTCATCGCAATACTGGGCAATGGCGTAAACCTCCCATTTATCAATCATGGAAGCATCCACACGGTTGCCCATGCCGAAAATCTTATCCAGCACCAGATCGTAAAAAATCCATGCCGGGTTGTTGCTGTATGCCCATTTGAAGTCGCCAGCCCACGCACCGGAACTTTCGCGGGTAACAGGATCATAGTTTGACGGTACACGGATCCGGCGGCCCAGAGGGACACATGTCACCTTCGGGGCACTCCCATTAAAGTGGCTTGCATCAACTTCGATATAGAGCAATGCGGTATTCGGATAACGGAGTTTACTGTCGATAACTTCTGCGAACGAGAAAACCTTAAACGCGTTGGCTAACTTTGAGTTGCCAACCGAATCCGCTGTGATCCGTCGGACACGAACAGTCCATCCGGTGGTGGCTTCTGGCAGATTAATACGGTGATCGCGCTGGTATTCAGAGGTGGTTTTACCGTCAAACGTCGCATCAACCACAGTCTGATAGGCACCACCGTCAGTGGACAAATCAATTGCGTAAGCCGTCACGGTTCCGACCATGTCGCCATTGTCTTTGTACTGGTACTGGACGGGGAGAGACAATTTGATGCGAACTGCGTCCAGTGTCAGATTTGTAAACTGGCGGGTCCAGGGTACTGATTGCGTGACCGTAACACCTACGGCCAGTTCATTATCTATTTCCGGCATCCCCGGAATGTACGTCTGATCCTGTGTGCCGCGTCGCCAGTCCCAGACAACACCGGAGAAATTGTAACTGCCATCAGCGTTAGCCAGCGCTGTATCATTGAGGAAAATTTGTTGTGCCGTCAGTTCGCCCTGAATTTCGCCTTCGCCGATAGCCAGCAGCATTTTTAATTTTGCGGTCGACAACAGATCGTCAGGTGCTTCAACTGGCGTATGCGCGCTACCGCCCCCGCCTTTCCTGCCCTGAATATGCATAATTCACCCATAAAAAAACCGCCCGGAGGCGGCTGTACCTGAATAAACGTGCCTATTGCTGGTCGCTGGAGAACAACCCGGCACTGATGACGGCCCCGCCAATTTCACGTTTTCCATAGAGCAGCGGAACCGGGTAACCCATCGCCACCGTATTCACGGGTGCACCAAAGGCGTAATTGGGTTTATTGTCTGCACTACTGCTGGCACCGATATTAATTTTGGGTTGAGGCGTCAGCATCTGCACAACACCGCCCAGCATCATAGATATTCCAAGTCCGGTTAATGCTGTTGTCGTTCCTGCGATAGCGGCTGCACTCATTCCAGCCGCGCCAGCCCATGCAGCAAAGGAAGCACCTGCAGTGAAAAAAGCCGCGACCAGCGCCACTGCACCAATAACAATCTGGAGAACACCGCCCTGCTTGGCACCTTCAATAACAGGCATCATGGTAAATTCGCTGGCCGTGGACGTGAGTTCAAATTCTTCCACCCCTATATTTTCACCATCCCGGAAAAAGGCGAAGCGCACGCCACTGTGATGCGCATTGGACATGTATTTTTTGAATCCCGGCACCTGTGAACACATGGCCCGAAGCATTTCGCGAATATCAGCAACGTGAAAGCGATGAATCCTGCCAAATTTCTTTGCGGCCACACCTTTAAGCGTCAGCGTTTTCAGCATTTCATGAGTTCCTTATGCCTGACAATTCTGACTGTACGCTCACGATAATACTGACCGTAGGGAACGCGGGCAGAAAGATTGCCGGAAGAATGATGAAGAATAATATTGTTACCTAACCAGATGGCGGCATGGTTGGTTACGGGTGCGCTGAGCTGCATCATAATAATGTCGCCGGGTTGCATCTGATTTAATTCAACCTGAATAAAGCCTTCTGACTGCCAGTTATCATCGTACAGGTTTTCGCCGTTATTCCACCACTCACGCGGGACAGAGTAATCACCGAGAGAAAGATTAAACTCACGACGATAGTATTCACGGATTAGCGCCCAGCAATCCGCGTGACCGAGTACCCAGGGTCGTCCGGTGTAGTCACGATTTTCGCGCGGCGAAAACGTACACCAGTCACCGTCCGGCCATGAAATAATGCCCCATTCCAGCCCCGAGTGATCACACTGAATACGGTCAGTCTCTGAGGGGATTAACTGAGCTACATCCGGGTGCGAATGAACAACCATAATAATCTCACCCTCCTTTTCGGCATTTAAATAATCTGCTGGCGAGAGGGTGAAATAATCTTCTGGTTTATCAGAGATATTTTCACAACGAAGATAACGTTGTTTTCGTCCTGCCTGAACGACGACGCCGCAGCATTCGCGGGGATATTCCGCAGCGGCATGTTCGCGAATGGCCGCCATCAGTTTTTCGCGCATATTATTTACCCTGCAGGTTTGCCGCCGGAAACCCGCCAAACGGCAGAGGATTTCCGGGGCCAAAACGCGCCTCACAGTCAGGGAGTCGTCCTCCACAGACATCCAGCGCGGGATTGGTTGTCGGGGTGCCATCTTTCAGAAAATACAGCGTTCCGGCGTAATCACACCCCGTTCCACTCCGGTACAATCCCCGGAGGCACCAGGTACAGACAGGGGTTATCTGTCGGGACGGTAATTGCAGGCTCTGAATATCGAAAGGTGAGCAGAGTTCAAAATCAACCTGAGCTCTGTTCTCGGCTTTTTTGGCATTAACATAAAACACCTGCACCCGCTCTTCGTTCGGGTTAGCCGCGGGGTTCCCGGAAACCCAGTTAGCCGCATCAAGGTATTTAACCAGCGTGGTGTGGATCTTTACCTTTGCCTTGACCAGATCGTCATATTCAAGGCAAAGCGCTGTCACGTAGTTACCAACATTACCGACAGAGAGCGTCGGCGTAGGCTGAGAACCGGTACTTGAAAGCTCCACCCCTTTCAGCGCATAAGGATAAGGATCGTACTGATTCCCCTGCCAGATTATTGCTGGCAGATTTTCACCAGCAAAGGCATTCCAGTTATTATCTGAAATATTAAAGGCATGAAATCGTAACACAGTCTCCATACCAAATACCGTACCGTCGATTTCAATTAGCTGAACTATATTTCCGGATTCCAGTTGTTGAATATCCTGAGTAAAACTCATTAATAACTCCAGTTACGTTATCTGTTGGCAGAAAAATACCACTAAGGCGCATAAGCCTGTTCAAATACAAAACTTATTTCCGCAAACTCTCCATTCGTAAAAACAGGTTTTATTGAATCCCGTTTTACTCTGTAAAGTTTTTTCTCTCCCCACGGATTAGACCACCAGAATGATTTAGTGACATGGAATTTTAGAAATGCGCGAATAACTGCCATGTCGGATAATTTTCCGTTACAGCTAAGTTCCCATGTCGCGTTATCCTCGTTTATTCCAATACCAGCAACCTGCTTATAACCATCCCCGAACTGGATTTCCTGTGTTGCAATATTTATGCTTTCAGTGGCCCCCGTGCGCACAGGCCAGATAAATGTTTCAATTGCCATATAGATACCCTACCCGTCGTTCGCGAGGTTTTTAGCTTCGGTACAGAATCCCGCCAGGCGTAATTTCTTTTCTTAACCTGTCGGTAATGGTGAGTTGAATAACAGACTGTAACTGACTGGAAATAGCACTTGTATCAGAGGCGTTACCCCCACCCCCTGTAGAATCCTGATAAATACTCACTGGTGCCTCGACATGGATATTCGTAGCGTTGCCACTGGTATTGTTCACACCAGAACTGACAGCACGCACACCCAGTGAACCATCAGACGCGCGCGTCAGTGGCATAATGGCTTCCGGTCCCGCTTCGGCGAAGATGCCAGCTCCCTGCGCAAACGCAAACATCTGAGGCGTGTTGTAAACGCCGTTACTGTATGCGCTCAGGGACGGCGAATCCTGGACACCGCCCTGGGCGAAAAACTGGACTTTGTCGGCATAACCCTGCAGCGCCGCTACATTGACCGAGCCACCACTTGAAGCCGCCGAACCTCCGAAATAGCTACTGACGCCACTGACAACGGTCCCAAGCAAGCCACCAAATGATGACGATGAGCCGCCGCTCAGTGCACTTACGGCCGCCATTTGCAGGGAGACTTTGGCGATCATTTCCAGCGCCGACAGCCCCCATGACCTCCAGTCAGCTTTACCACGAACCAGCATAGACGCCACATTATCCATGGCGCTATCCATTGTGGTAGTAACTCCCTGTGAAACGGTCCCGGCGATGTCCATCGTGTTCTGCAGCCAGTTTTCATAACCACGTGACACACCATTACGCCAGTCAGCTTCTGATGCTGCGATAGCCCGATATTTATTATCGAGTTCAGTCAGTGCGGCATTGTAGGCCTTAACCGCTTCGGTAGAATTTTTACCCCCTGCTTTGTCGAAGGTTCGCTCTATCTGCTGGCGTTCTTCAAATCGTTGCCGCTCTCTGTCACTCAGCCCTGCGGTATCGGTCGCTGCTGTGGCCTCGTCACGGAATTTACGCGCAGCTTCGGTAAGCTGTTTCAGTGCCTCCGCCTGATCACGCTGTTTTTTAACGTTATCATCAGCCCGTGACGTCCAGCGAGCCAGCTCTGAGGCCTGCTTACGAATTTCCTCAGTCTGTTCGGCAGTCCATTTAATGCCGCTCTGGTGTGCGGCGGCGTAAAGATCAGCCGCTTTCTCGCCCTCACTGGCGCGGACCTTCTGAACCTCGGTCGCAATAGTAAGATCTTCAATTTTGCTGGCATACCTTTGAGCCTGCGAAGCGGCATCACGGTCAGCTTTTTCAGCTTCCCTGGTGGCGTCTGCTTTTGCTTTCTGTGCCGCTGCCACGTTCTGCGTGTTGTTATAGTCTTTTTCTGCCGCTGCCCTGTATTGAGACGCAAAGGTTGAATTATTCGGACCGTCTCGGCCCATATCCTGCAGGTCAAAATCAACCTGCCGATTGACCTTAGCAATGCCAGTTAACCCGGCCAGTTCAGCCTGGCGTTGCTTATTCAGCAGGCTCTTGGCATCTTTGTCAGAGACAGATGCCTGGGGTAAACGCAATGGGCTGGCTGTCAGTGAGTTATTATGCTCAATAGCATCATTTATGCCGTCAAGCACCTGTCTGAATATTGAACCTTGTCCAGTCATCAGAAGCAGATTGTTGTAATAAACATTTGCAGCAGCAGCATTCTGTCGCAGTAAGACATTATGCCGATCTGTGGTAGATATTAATTGTTTGGATACCTCATCACGGCGGCGCTCAGCATCAGCAAGTTCACCATTAATTTCTACCAGCGACTCTTGTGCTTTATTGTATGACCAACTCCCCTCTTCGCTATTTTTCATCGCAGCGCGAGCGTTGTACTGCTGCTGAGCCAGTTCGGCAATTTTACTATTTAAACCCGCGACCTCTTCGGCTTGCACACGCATTGAAACAGCGGTTTTATCGATTTCGTTACTATTATTACCCTGCACCACCAATCCAGAGACAGGCTTCGCATTGGCTATGGCCTCCCCATATTCAAGCGCAGATTTTCGCGCTTGCTCCTGATTTTGGTATACGGTGTACCATGCTCCTGCTCCTAGCATTACCAACCCGGGAATGCCGCCAATTAGAGATACCAGCCCCTTAGCCCCACTCCACATCAAATTTATTGTTGATGTTGCACGGTTAAGAGCCTCTTCGGAGGCAGTAACGGCGCGGTTTGAGAGCACAAGTCCGGCATTCGCAGCTATCAGCTCTCGCCGTTTTTTGATGACGTTATCTGAGGCCAGTAATGAAGCATTTGAACCTTTAGCTACATTTGCTTCGGCCAGCGCCAGGTTATATGCAGAGGTCGCTGCACTGGCGTTCGCTAGGGCTTTACGCTGTGCCTGTGTTGCGGCGTATGCCTGTGCATCGGCCAGAGCAATCTGGTTTTTTCTGGCTTCAAGCACCTCACCTGCAGATGATGTAACACCGGACAGAATACCACCAAGTAGACGAGAACCGCCGACAGCGGCCAGAACTGCCGCCGCGCTAGCCACTGTATCAAGGTTTGACGCCAGACCATCAAGCGCCCCTGACAGCGCCGTGGATGCGCCAAGAGCATCATTCGCGCCACCAACCCATGCCAGAAATGCGTTCTCGACTTTCTGCGCTGACCCGCTGATTGAGGCTGGTAGCGTTTCAAATTCTTTGCGCAGTAATTCGACATTGGTCAGTAACGGGACAATTTTATCCGTTGTCAGTTGCCCGTTCTGCGCCATATTGCGCAATCCGCCCACTGTGGTTTTCATGCCATCGGCCAATAACTTCGCCAGGCGACCGCCGTTCTCCATAATTGCATTGAATTCTTCGCCGCGCAGAACACCGGAGCCAAGCGCCTGGCTCAGTTGCGTGATAACGGAACTGGCTTCTTCGGTGCTGGCACCAGACAATTTCAGCGAAGTTGCGACCGTTTCAGTTACTTTCGCCACATCGGTTGAGGCATAACCGGCATCGCGCAATGAAGATGCTATACGGGCATATAGCGTTGCGTTGGCCTCAAACGATGTGCCGGTGCGCTGGCTGATTGCCATTAATGAGCGTTGCGCTGCTGCAAAATCTTCCGCGCCAGTGGAAGCCAGGCGCAGACGCCCGCTTAACTGGTTCCAGGTATCGGCATACTGAATAAGTTGATGTGTGGCAAATGCCCCTGCAAATGCCCCAGCAAGGCCCGTAGCGGTAGATTTAACGCTGACCAGCTCAGCATTCAGCGCCGCAATTGAGCGTTGTGTTTCACGGGTGACGGCAGCAGCCTGTTTGCCGCCCTGCTCCATTGTTTTGTAATAGTCCTGCCCCATCCGCGAGGCACGGGCAATTTCGCGCTGGAATGAACCGGAATCAGCAGAAACTTTAATGATGAGTTCGCGCAACGTAGCCATATTTCACCTATAAAAAAACCCGCTGCGAGGCGGGTTATATTTCATACTTGTTTATTGTTATGGGCTATTTGAATTAACAAGTCTATTTGGGCGTCTTGCTTCTTATTAATCTCTTGTAGAGCTTTAACTTGATCATTTGCTCTTACACTGGCTCTCGCTAAGTAAAATAAAAGAAAAATATTAAACACCCATCCCAAAAAGCCCAACAAAATCCATAATGGTTCCATAAGCACTCCTTCATCATTAGAGCGACCATTTTACCAATAAACATTTTAGATTGCCGCGCTGGTACAACACAAAAGAACCTAATGAATGAAAGATTCAAGCATGAGCCCGATGTTCAAAGATCAGACATCCATTTTTCAAGCTCTGCGGCTTCCCTCTCTCCATCCGACTCACCATTCCACTTAAGAATAAGGTCAGCCAGATTTGCTTTACCGCCCTGTGCATTGAATGCCGCCGCCGATATCTGGGCTGCCTGCACATCACCGCGCCAGTCGCCAATGGGACTCATCCGGTCATAGGCAATCCACATTTTCAGCTCACTGGCCGTCAGGGTGCTGCGCAGTTCGTGGAGCGTGCGCCCCAGCCGGAGCGCCAGCGTCATGAGAAAGAAAGTCAGCGGTTCTTTTACTTTTTTTCTGCCTGCTCCTGGTCAACCCCCAGCGCCAGAGCCATATTCAGGAGGCGTTTATGCACCTGGCCATAAACTTCTGCGACGGTACCGATATCATCATCAGAAAAAACACGCTCGCCTGCTTCATCGCGAAGAACATCAACGAAGAGGATCGTGTCCGCTTCTTTATTGCGGATAAATTCCTGCGCTGAGGTTAATTTAGCGGGTTCTTCTCCTTCCGGTAATTCAGGAGGCGTCAGGAATTCACGAAACTTAACCCAGGCATCACCTGACGGCTCACGAAGAATGACTTTTGCGTTATTCCATTCAGGAACGGTGATGCTTTTTGTACGGAACGCCAGATTAGGTGTCAGAGCCAGTTCACGTAAGGACATTTTTATACTCTCTGTGTTATCAAATGGTGGGGAAAAGCGCCCGCAGGCGCTTAAGAACCGGAGGCTACAATGCGTTTCGGCTTGCCTTTCACGCGCAGCGAATAGGTTGCGCCAACGACCTGGGATGTCGCTGCAGACCAGCTATTCTGACGGACCTCCACCAGCACATAAAAACCGTTACCGGAGGGGAAAACGACTTTCAGCGCCCGCAGTTCGTCATTTTCATATGCCGTCTGCAGCGCCAGTTGCGCGGCTTCATCACCCACCCAGTTACGGGAAATGGACATTTCTGCCGGAGCCGCCAGACCGTTGGTCTGCTCCTGCTCGGTGGAGCAAAGCGTGGTGACATCGATGTCACTTTTCTGGCCGCCTGTGTAGCTGATCTCCTTCGTGGCACATTCAGCTTCAAGGAACGTCACGCCTGCCGTCGGGAAACCTGCAGCCTTAAAATCGTCTTCTGTGACGGGCGCAGCCGAGATACCGATCTGCGTGCCCTTTGTTTTTTCATACTTACTGGTCATGTTTGCTCCAGATGTAAAAAAACCGCCAGGTGGCGGTTATGTTTATGACGGATTTTTGCTTACTGCTGAACCGAAACTTCCAGCGTTGCCCGCCGCAATTTTGTATCCGGTTCGTAGCCACCCGTTTTAGACATACGGGTAAACTGCAAAGGTGTCAGTGCGGTAACAACCTGCTCCCGGAGATTCCGTGACTCTTCAACACTACCCGAATACACATCAATCTGTACAAAGGTCGTTTCCTCTGCCGGTGAGCAAAAGGTGTCGCCGTAACTCTGGGACACAAATGTGAAAGTGATCCACGGAGGCACAACTGCAGGTTTCCCGGCATCATTCAACGGAACGATATCCATATATACCTGACCGTTCGCCAGTGAACCGATAAGGTGAAATACATCAGATTCCTTCATTTTGACAGCACCTCATCAATCGCTGCGTTCATCCTGGCGATCACAGCACGGGTCGCCTCTTCCTGCCGGGTATCAAAGGCAGGACGAACGAAGGGGTGAGCGGGCATGTCAGACGTGCCTAACTCAACGAAACGCCAGTAAAACGCGTTCCGTCGGTTGCTGGCCTTCATGGTGTTGTCACTGTTACCCGTTGCCGGATTAACACCGCGGATATGAACACCCGAAGCGATCGCATTACGCTTACCGCGCATTGTCACAACAACGACATTCTTTTTCAGTTTCCCGGTACGTTCTGGCGCGCGCTGGATGACTTCCTGCTTCAGTACTTCCGCTCCTGCGCGCGTACCATCCCGCAGGACCTTTTTATTTTCCGCTTTGCTGAGCCGCTCAAGATCGTGTGAAATATCCAACAGCCTGGAAAAATCCAGTGTATGGTCAATCACGACACCACCCCCTGCTTACACAAAATTTCGAGTCTGGTACCGCGACTGTCAGGAATCGGCGGCCCTGACACTTCAAGGAACTGACCGCGAAAAGGGCCAGAAATCACTTTTAATCGGGAAGCTGCTGTAATACCTGCCCTGAACCGCACCCAGACACGAACCGTTGCCTCAGCTTTTTCAGCACCGGAAGTAATGAGTTCCCTACCGCTTATCGCCCTGATATCTGCCCTGATCTGTTCACCATCGACCCATTCCTGAGTAAGTTCGCCAAAGGGAGATCTGCTTGTGACAGCATTCTGGATGGTGACAACATGAATAAGTCGTCCTGCCGCAATGGACATGCTCACCTCACATAATGGTTGGCCGGCGAAGGCTATAAATGAAAGCAGTCACAGAGAAAGGCAACTCACCGGGCTGCAGATCTTCCTTTTCCGCAAGGTCCGGGTTGCGGTACAGCATGCCGACCAGTCGCATAGTGGATGCCTTCATGCGCGAAAGTGATTCGCCTTCAATCAGGTTTCCGCTGCTGTCCACCACCTTATCCCTGCTCCCCTGGATATAATCCAGAAGTACGGCGCTGGCCTCCTGGATTTTTTCTTTCAGTTCAGTGTCATCAATATCATGGTCAATTTTGAGGTGTGCCTTAATTTCCTCCAGAGTGATCAATTCAATCATGGTCTGTCCCTCGCATCGCGCCCGCGTTTGGCCGCCAGTGTCCAGCCAGTCGAGCCGTGTTCACCAGGCTTGCCCTGAGTTTTCTCATCGCAGTGCCAGAGCGAACCACCCCATGTGACCGTATCACCAGGCAGATACTCATCACCGGACTTGAAAACGCCACGGTAAAGCATGACCGGCACATCAAAAGATTTGGTTTCACTGCCACCGCTCGAACGGTTTACTGTTAAGGTGAAATGCCGCTGGTCAGTGCGATCAATCTCGACACCTGCCACACCATCAACCACACATTCCCAGCCGCGCATGCCGTGTGTTTTTTCGTATGCGCGCCACAGACCGCCTTTATGGGTTGCATAAGACCCACGCGGATAGCTCTTACCTTCATCAATAAAAGGGAGTATCTCGAGCGCCAGCGCGTCGCGGCCATCTTCTCCATCCCTTGCGGGTTCAGCGGGTGGTATTGCGGCCACAGCATCAGCGATCAGAGATTTGATATCGGGAAGCACCGGCATAGATGCTGTAACCAGTTTCTCCAGCATAGGCTTAACATCGTCCGGCGTAATATTTTTCCCGTCCTGTGGTACCGGGATGGCGCCCACCACCTCGCTTACTGCGTCGGCCACGGCCTGTTTCAGCACCACCGGATCATAATCTTTAATGAGATGGTCACTCCCTCCTTCCCGGTACTATGCTGAGGACAGGCTTTCATTCGGAGAACTATCATGGAAAACATTGCGCTCATTGGTATCGA